CCATTAGGTTTTCAATAGTGTCTTTGTCTTTGCTGCCACCCATTCCCCTCGCCTCAATATGATGTATGTCTACCGCTTGTGAGCCACACACTTCGCAAGGAATGAAGTCCGTTTTTTTATACCCCATTCCCTGCAAATATATTTGTGTGTGTTTCTGCATACTTTCCCCATTAAATTTTCCGTTGATTAATAATTAAAAAATTTAAGTATGCAAATTATATTTCAAGTACCTATCTACTGAACTTTTAGATATATTATATTTCAAAGATAAGTCCTTTTGTGAATATTTTTTTGTACTATAATCTTCTTTTAATTTGCTAATCATATCGTAAGATACTTTATAGATGCCTTTAGTTTTAGATACCTTTCCTTTATTGTAACAATAATCTCCGCCATCTGTTGCGTTAATTAAATTGCAGCCAATAGTTTTGAATAATTGTATATAATAAATCTCCTTTTCTTTTGCTTCCTGAAGTGTATTTATTGCATCTTCTATAAGCATTATTTTAATTTCATTACGATATTTTTTAACCCAATTAACTTTATGAAAATTGTGCCTATAATCTTTTAAATGTTGTTTTAATCTATAATTTAAATCTTTTGCAGTCAAGCCAATATATCTTACACCTAAAAAATTATCGGCTAAAGCATATATTTTGTAATTATTCACTGTCAATTTCTTTTAGTTTTCTACTTGCCCACTCAACGCCCTCATCTCCGCCCCAGGCTAACCAAGCTAATCGACCGCACCCATCTCCTAATTTTCTATCGCTATGTTGTTTATGCCTTGCAAAAGATGCCATTCTTGCAATCGTGTCTCTACTAATTGGTTCTCTATTAGCTAACTGCCTTGCCCTCGCCTTTCCTGTTGCCTCTAAACAACTTCCCCAACCATTCTCTTCTGCATAGTTAATAGCTATTTGTGCGTTCTCACTTGCTGCCTTTGGATAGTCGGTATAGCTATCTGCGAACTTGCCACCTGCAAGAATAGCCTTCCAAACTTGCAATGCTTTTTCCTCGGTATCGTAAACGCAACCGCCTGAGCCTATTCTATATTTCCCGTTTGAGCATTTTATTACTGGCATAGTTTACTATAAATATACTTTCGGTCTAAATTTATCTCGTCAAAGTTATACTTGTTTTGGCAGAACTCAAATAACTTTTGTCCGCTTTCCTTACGCATATCCGCATCGCTTACTAAATCTCGTATATGTTTGTACCAATCCTTTTGGCTTTTAACGTAATGCACGGGCATATCTAAGTAAGGATTGACGTGGCTAACAATAGCAGGGTTCTTTTTAGAAGCCGTTTCTAATACCTTTAGATTTGACTTCATAGCGTTAAACTTGTTATCTACCAATGGGATAACTGAAATATCGCTATCGGTATAAGCCCCCATATATTCCGTAACCTTTGCATAATTATAAATCGTAGGGTTTAGCTTTAGTCCGCAAGTAAAGGCATCTATCATTTTATCCCATATAGGTTTCTCTCCGTCATTGTAACCTGCAATAACAGTTCTTATATTCATACCTTGTAATCTTTTGAACGGCTGCCTTAGTATTTCTAAATCTCTTTCGTGCGTTCCGCTACCGCTCCAAAATAATCTAACCTTGTAATCTTCGGTCTTGTTATCCTGGAACTGCTCTTGCCCGTAAGGTAATGCGTTTGGTAAGATGTGAACGTTCTTATTGTAAGGACTTATCTCACTTGCTAACCTTTCGTGTGTGCAAGTGCAAAGGTCTGCAACTTCTAAGTAATCGGTAATTAGTTTAGGTATGTTATTAAACTTATATCTTGAATATAACAAATGGCTTTCGTTAAGTTCCCAGTAATCGTCATTGTCTACTACTAACTTAAAGCCGTACTTGGTGCGCCAAGTGTCCATTTGCTTTGCGTTTATTTCGTTTAGCATTCTATTCATTAGCACAATATCCCAACCCTGCTCAAGTAGTTCGTCATTCAATACATCGGTAATAAGTGCATACTCTTTTTCCATATAAACAATAGGCATCATAATTCGGTGCAGTCCTACACCCGAATTGGCTGAAGTTATACAAAGTATTTTCATAAGTTTATATAATATGTTTTATTCCCATTTGTATAAGCAGATACATTGTTGCTATGCAAACTCCAGGTCTTTTGTACTAATTCATTTTTATTGTAACCATAAGCATCAATGCTATTTTGCTCAATATGATTAGCGGTATATTCTTTAATAAATTTCGTATGCAAACCTGCTGCCCTGCATCTCGTACAATAATCTAAATCTATTGCTCCGTATGGGTCAAGTTCTTGATTGAATGCACCAACTCTTTTTATAGTTTCTTTTGTTATAGTGAAGTTGCCAATTAAATCAGCCGTGTCATTACCTGTACTATGTAAAGGAATAGAACAAATACCAATAGTTTTGTCTTGTAAAAAGTCATTTCTTATTTGCAACCAATTATCAGGTTCTAATATATCGTTACCCATAATAGTTACATAATCTATATTATCAAAGTTTAAATTCCTTAAGCCTTTATTAGTTGCAAATGCTATACCCTCTTCATTAATGATAGTTACTATATCAATATGCTTACCTGCATTTTTGATATTCTCAAACAATGTATTGATGTTCCTATCTTTATAGTTTAAGTATACTATTGCATTCATTATCTTATGTTTGAGCCGATTTCCCTTGCTGGAACTCCTGCGTATTTAGTATTTGGTTTTGCATCTCCTTTTACAAAGGCACTTGCCCCTATCATACAATTTTCTCCTACGTTTGCAAATTGGTGTAGAACTGCATTAAGTCCTATATTAGCACCATTGTCTACAATAGAATGTCCACCTATTTTTGCTCCGCAACTTATAGTAACATTGTCTAAAATTGTACAATCGTGTCCTATGTGTGCGTGTTTCATTATGAAACAATTATTACCAATGAAGGTATCAATCTCCGTACCTGCATCTATTGTTACAAGTCCTGTAATAACATTGTTATCGCCAATGTAAACTTTGCCTTTTTCTTTTTGCCAGAACTTTTTATGCTCGGCTTTGTCGCCTATAATACAATAAGCACCAATGTAATTGCCATCTCCAATAATTACGTTATCGCCAATAATAGCGGTAGGGTGGATAAAGTTAGCCATTCTTTTTTTTATTTTTAGGTTTAGGTTGCTCTTCGTACCAAGTATACAAGCGTTTAATCATATCGAAGATACAATTACCGCACCATACTGTTAAGATAAAATCTGCACTCATATACTTGCGGTAAATATGCTCGTACATTTTTAAGATGTCTAAGTCGATGTTTCGCACATAACCATTTTGTACTGTATGCCAATTACCAACGTGTTCGTCTAAAAAGTTTCTATGTTCTATTTCCATAAGTTCCACATTAGTTTTGAAAGTAAAGGTGCTGCAACTCCTGGTATAAATACAAACGCAATAACATCGGTACATATTGCAGGAAGTAAATATAAAGCCAATCCTGTCCAAGCTGCTAAACAACTTGTGCAACTAAAAGGCTTAAAATCTAATTTCCATTTTCTATGAAATTGGTGTATCTCAACAAAGAATATTGCAAAGCATATCGCTGCTATAATTATCATTTGCGTAATTGTTTTTTAAGTTCTCGTTTAGTTAGTTTTAGTTCCCTATGGATTGACATATAAGGAATACCTGTTACCCTGCTTAGTTCTTTAGCGTTGCAGTTATGCTTAATTGCATACACTCGTAAAAGTTCCGCTTTATACCAGTGCATCTTTGATAACTCATCTTCTACTTTATTAAGTAAATCTTCGTCTCTATCGTGTACTATTAATTCTACTTCTAATGGCTTTCGGTATGTTCTATAAAATTGGCTCGTATTACTTTGCATCATATTAATCATTGTCCTAACCAAGTAAAACTTTAATACGTTTCGTGTCCGCATATCAATTAAACGCTCTTCTTCCATTTCACATAACACCTTAAATAATTCGCTTCTTAAATCATCTCTTAAATCTTCAGGCTGCATTTTGTCTATTGCTTCCTTAAGTTCTCGGCTTTCCCAAAGTTCTAATATGATGCTATTCTTGTTCATACTCCTTTAAGGTTAGTTTACCATTATCTTCGGTAGCTATGTAACAGAAGCAATTTGCAGTTTTTGCTAAGTTTAAGAACGCTATTTGATAACTGCTAAGTTTATCTCCTATCGCTTTTGTTTCGCAATAAACCGCTACACCGCTTTGAGTATGGAAGCCTACTACATCTGGAACTCCTTTAAGTCCTATAAAGGTGCGACCCCTAACCGCTAAATTGTTATTGCGCCATACAAAGCACCCGTTTTTATTTAGTGTTTTGATTGCTTCTTTGGTTAATTCGTTTGCGGTCATAAAGCAAAAATATACTAAAGTTCTTGATATTGACAAATACTTTTAAAAATCTGGTAAGCTACCTGTGGGACTATTGCATTTCCGTAGGCTTTGATGCTTTCGTTTCTCCATTTAGAAAAGGTAATGTTGTCCAATTCTTTGGGAAGCCCATCATCTCCTCCACAAATAGGGGGTTGAGTTGGGAACATTTCGAAGTTTGTTCTTGGAAATTTATTGCATCTTTTAGTGAGTTCGTCATTGGATTGTGTCCTTTCCTCGGAGCATTGCCCCTCCTTCCTGCATTCTTGTCCGATGCTACAGGTGTCGGCAATAAACCCATTGCCATTGCTCTTGTTAAAGTTACTGAGTGCATCGAGCCTTCCGTTAGTTGTGGAGATTTCATATTTACTGTTGCATTTGTCGAGTCCATTGCTGTTGGTGTCGGTAGCATTAATATTTTTTGAGCATACTCCGATGGAGTCATTATTCTCCCCTTCGAGAATTTTTCCGACCTTGGCACTTCTACTGCTCTTGGTGTTGAAAGCCACAAACCAGATTCGGTCTCTTCTGTGGGGTGCGTTGACGGCACAAGCTGGAAGTAAAAACGGGAGGACTTCGTAGCCTTCAGCTTCCAACTCAGTTTGCACTTCGTCGAATACCAATCCCCCGTTCCAATTAGTAAGTCCGCGAACGTTCTCGCCCACAACCCAACTTGGTTGAATTTCCCGAATTGCTCTAAGCATTTCCGGCCAGAGGTGTCTCTCATCTTCTTTGCCAAGTCGCTTTCCTGCACTTGAGTAGGGTTGGCAAGGGAAGCCTCCACTAATGATGTCGATTGTTCCTCTGTGAATAGTGAAATCTGTTTTTGTGATGTCATTGTAACTTATTGAATTTGGGAAGTGATGTTTTAAAACTTTTTGTCCAAAGGTGTTCCATTCGCAATGAAATACGTTTTCCCAACCGCACCATTCTGCTGCTAGATCAAAGCCACCTATTCCGCTAAATAAACTGCCGTGTGTCATTTGAATGAAGTTTTATTATTAGCAATTTGCAAATCAAAAAATAAAGCTACGGCTACGGCTCGAGCCTGGTTCTTTAGCCAACTATCAGTCCATTCGTCTCGGTATTGCTTTGCGCTTATGATATCCATTTTATTAGCCTTGTAGGTAATAATCTCCATTAGTTTCTTTTTAGCAAGTGCGCCATCTTCTTTTGTCCATACCTTAATTCCTGAACTATTAAGCTTTGTAAATACGCTTAGTGGGTTAAACAACCTGTCAAAAGTTCGGTTTTCCAACAATTTGTATTCTTGATAACTGTAATCAATTATCTCTAAATCGGTTAAGTGCGGTATTGCTTCAACTCGTTCTTGTGGCATCATTTTTCTAACTTCGTTTGCTTTTTTCTTGTATCTATCCATTACCTGACTAAAGTATGCAGGGCTGAAGTTCTGGTAGTGGTCTATAAAGTCATTGGCTACCATTTGCTTAAACGCTACTTTAACTTCGTTTATTGTAAACGCTCCGTACTCGCTTCTAACCCAATCTTCTAAAATTGCTAACTTAACTTCGCCAGGATTGTTAATTCCTACAAGCTGCATCAAATAAACAAGGTTTTGTTTAAATATGGTAGAGTTCAGATTGCGAACCCTCTCCCCCGAAAAGCTTTGCATAATCTCCTTCTCCATAGGAAGTAGAGTGGATATAGTTGTAGTTTCTAAGGTTATCGAGTTCGTGCTTATTAAGTTTTGGCTTATTGTTTGTAGTTCCTTTTGCATATTGTTTAGCGTTTGTTATCCAATTATTTACTGCGTGTGTCCAACTTTTCATAGGATTCTTACCTACTTTCCACCCGTTGCTTGTATAGTAATTTACAAACTTTTCGGCTTCTAATTTAGCATTTTCTTTTCCAATCCTAATAGCCATATATTCGTAAACTTCTTCAAAAGTACATTTACTTTTATTTATATTTATATCTTCATTTTCATTTTCATTTACATCTTCCATAAGGTTATGTTTAGCTAAACCTAATGGTTTTGTATTATTTTTAGGTCTACCACCCTTACAGCCATTGTTTCTACG